AAAAAATATGAATATGATGGTGTTTGGTACAACAACTACATTTTAACTTACACCAATGGTGAAACTTGGAATGTACCACAAGACACAGCAAACCGACACTACCAAGAAATACTAGAATGGGTAACGGAAGGAAACACAATTACAGATAATGGGGGTTCAGAATGATAACAGAACCTTGTATAGCCTGTGGATGTAACCCTTGCATATGTGACGAGGGTTGTGATTCCTGTGGAGCATAGGTGAAATTACTATTAACAATTTTATTTTTATTTGGTGTAACAGCTACAATTACTGATGTAAAAGCTGAGACCAATACAGTGTCCAGTACGATTACTGGCACAACTACAGTAGACAAAGCTCCTCCATCTGCAATATCACCAGGTATTAGCATAGTTAATAGTGATGTTTGTGTTAGTGCTTATAGCGGATCTGTTACCACACAGATACTAGGAGTTAGTACAGGCGTAACTGTTTCAGATTCTAACTGCGTTAGGATTAAGCTAAGTAGGCAGATGATGTCGTTGAACCTTAAAGTTCCAGCGGTAGCTATACTAGCACAAGATCCCCAGGTGTTTGATGCATTATGGATGTCTGGAGTTTATCCCCCTATCGAAGGCAAAATCGCAGAAGAATCAAAAGAAATTTGGTTAGCCAATATAGACATGATGCCAAAAGGATCTAAGATTAAAGACAATTTACTAAACAATAGAAAAAAAGAACCAAAGGAATTTAGTGATGCACAGAATGTGGCTTTGTTTAAAGGTCTGTTTCTTATTGCTACTGGTCTGCTCTTATTCTAAAGCAGAAGATCTCACTACAGGAAATATATTAGATCCAGCTGATACCTGGACTACATACGACAGAGCTTCAACAGAACAATGTAGCTACTCTGGCACATTAGAAGATGGTGAAGTTTGTACTGGCAGTGCTGACCAGGGTGGTGCAGCTATTGGTGGTGGTGGTATTATTAGCGAAGAATACTCTTTAAAAGACCAGGGATTAAGTGTTGCAGAAATGCAACAAGGTTTTGATTTAGAATATGGTGCATCCATAGAAAGCCATATATCCAATACTTCTGTACCCAGCTGTGAAAATACTACGGGAGATTGCAGAGATTATTTTACCATTAAATTACATTTAACTAAATCTGATGGTAGCTCCATTAATACCTATGAACACACTGTAGAAATGGATTATTCTGGTGTGAAAGACTACAAATATACACAAAGTATTGGCACTAATAGTTATCAAGATGTTAATTTTAAAATGGATATCTGGTCTGTTGATGCTGGATACACCTCTGGATATTATGGCGGAATAATCTCAGATCCATTCCTAGAGATACAATACAAAACTGTTGATATTGTTACTGAAATCATTCTGGATGTAGTCGATGATATTGTAAAAGATCAAATAAAAATAGAAGAAGTCAAGATGGAAGTCGTGTTAGAAAATATATATACAGATGATCTAGTATTTGAAATGGATTTTACTGATGCAGCTCCTGAAGAACCTATGATAGAAATGACAGAAACAATAGAAGAAGCACCAGAAATAATAGAGATTGAAGCAGAGATTGAAGAAGCGATTGAGATGGAATCCAGTAGCGAAGATGCTACAGAGTCCACTGTGGAGAATGCGGAAGAAACCGAACAAGAAGTTATACAACAGAAAGAAATTAAACAAAAAATTGCTAACAAGTTAATGGCTGGTAAAGACAAATCTAGTAATGAAGCACAAACCACACAATTAGCTTTGATGGTAGTTCTGTCTGATATTAGTTTTACAGATCTAACAAGTACACAGATCCAGGATGTTAATTACTATGAGGATCTAACTTTCTATAATACCCAGGATGTGATACAAGATAATGGAGCAAACATAATAGGATATATGGATTACCTAGCAATCAATGAAATGGTAGACAGTCAATGGCAGAATTAGAATTACCTGGTGGTATAAAATTTAAAGGTGGCAAGATCTTTGCTATCATTACTGCATTAGTTACATCTGTTGGTGCATTATGGGGAGGTTTTGAGTTTTATAAAGATTATCTCACCATGAAAGAACAGATCCAGGAATATACAGCTCCAGATCTTAGTGGATTTGATAAACGAATTGACCTAGTGCAGCAGCAAGTAGATATGCTCCAGGGTGAAATATCTATGGTTTTAGAAGAAGTAGAGCTAGTAGCTTCTACTGCAAAAGAACTTAAAGATGATTTAAAGGCTGACGTAAGGCAACTTGAGCAAGACTCCAGGCATACAGAGTCATTAGTTAATTCTATCAAGAACTCTACTAGAGATGAGTTAAGATTATATGAACAATCTATTAAAGAATTAGAAAAAGAATTAGACCTAAAAATAAAGAAAGCATTGGAAAATCCTCTGTCTGGAATAAAATAGATTGACATAAAAATGGAATTTAATAACTTCGATCCTTTACACCAAAATTTATTGAAAGGAAAAGACATGACTGCATCGGAAGCTCACTCCATTGAAAGAGAATACTACGAAATGAAAAAGAATTATCACATGATTTTAGATATGTTGGAAGCTGAAAAGACCAAGAACCAGGCTTTAAGAGCTGAGAATATAGAACTAAAATATCAAAAGAAACCAAGCGAAGCTGCATAAAGATGCCTAACTTAGCCAAATTAACTACCGCAAAAAAGATTGAGGTGTTAATTACCCAGGTTAATGTTATGCAAGAAAAAATAAATCACATCTCTGATACAGTAGAGCAGCAATCTAAAGATATTGCTGATTTGAACAAACGCATGAACATGGGAGCGGGTGGCATCAAAGCTATCGCTCTCTTTGGCGGTATCATTATTGCTGCTATTGCTCTGTTTACCAATTTTTTTAGCTTAAAATAATCCTATAAATTGCTATGTTTATCCTGTGGATAAGCGAATATTAAAAGGCTTTCAATCCGAGATGGCTGCCGAGCTTTGGCTCACTCAACAAGGCTATATTGTCTATGCTAAAAAAGCAGTTCAATCCCCTATCGATTTTTGTTGCTATGATCCAGAAACAAAACAAGTTTTGTTAGTCGATGTGAAATCCTCCAGTTATCGTAAGACTGGGAGGAGAGTAAACTCCCAAAATAACTTTATTTACCGATCACCTACAACTTTACAAAAAGAATTAGGTGTGCGATTATTGTACGTTTCAGAGGAGGGTGAGTGTACGTTAGACTCACCAGTAAAGAAATGTTAAATATGTTAATATCACCAATAGCGAATATTGTTGGTGACACAGTTAAAGGTTTTATTGAAACTAAAAAAGCAAAAGCAGAACTAGCTGTTACCGAGATCAAAGCTAAAACTAAATTAAAAGAAGATCAGATAGCTGGTAAGGTGGCATGGGAACAGTCTGCTGTCGATCAAATGCAAGGTAGCTGGAAAGATGAATTTTGGACTTTGGTTTTTGGAGCGATTTTATTAGGATGTTTTCTACCTTTTACTCAAGAATATGTAGAAAAAGGTTTTAAATTTCTTGACGAGAGTACCCCATCGTGGTTCTCTACTTGTTTAATTTTATGTATCAGTGCATCTTTTGGTATCAAAGGAGCTAGTGGTGCAATAAAGTTATTTAAAAAATAGGAGATAACATGGAAAAATATGCTTACAAAGCTATCGAGAAAATGGATGAATGGATTGCCTGGTTTAAAGATGCGAGTCCATTAAAGAAATTTATTTTCTTTGCAGCTCTAATGATTGTTCTCGTTGTTCTAAATAAAATCTTTTAATGCACTGGTACGACTGGTCTAAAAAGAATAGAAACGAACAAGAAGAATATAAAAAAAAATCTCAATCAAAAATTTGTCCTGATTGTAAAAAGTATCCATGCCTGGGTGATAAGTACCTGGATGTTTGGTATTGTATTGACTGTGGTGCAATCCGTAAAAAAGAAAAAGAAGAAAATAAAGAAGCGACCAGTCTATAAAGTCTATAAGACTTATTACAAGACGGGGGAATATTACATTGGTGTCACCAGTAAGACAGGAGCTGCTTTTGATAATTACTGGGGATCAAATACCACCGATAGAGTTCCGAGTCATAAAGATATAATTTATATCACTCACAACAAAGCAGATGCTAAACTGACGGAGCTACTCTATCAGCTCCAAAACTTTTACCAGGCTGATTGTTTAAACAAAATGTTAAACATTCGACTCCGCAGAGATCACATCAAAAAGATACCGAGATTTGGCATCAAAATAACCGAATAAGATTATACTTGAGAGTATTTAAAACGCTCTGTAAACGCTTTAAAATGGATTTTTAGGGGTTATTTTTAAGGTTATAACAGGCAAAACACTCATATTTAGGATTTTTAGATCCAGAGTAAGTAATCGGAACTAAATTAATTTCTAACCACTTCCGACTACAGACCTGGCAAGGGTGCAGCTCCAGGCTGTATTCAAATTTTTTACCTCTAACTTGGTATTGATTTTTTCTTTTCACAATAGATAACAAAATCTTCTATATTATTGTGCTGCATAATAGTAAGAACATCTTTAGATGCTGCCTGGCATTCATAAGCTGTTTTAAAAGTAGCATTTAAATTAGAACAAGTTCCATTCGCACACATTGTTATCCATAAAATAAATTTTACCATTCAACATCTAGACTACAGTTTTTACATTCACCTTGCAAATTTCTTAACCAGGATAACCATAGCTCTGGTTCAGCTGTTCTGTATGTCTTAGAAACTTGTGGACTCACTCGTCTAATTCTAAACTGGATAATCTTTTCTTCCTGGACTGTATATAAAACTACAAAACCTGGGATCTGCATCTTATCAGCAATCTTTTTAACTAGGGTATAGGCTTTGTCTTGACCTTTATCCATCGCTACCTCAATGATAGCCAGGGGTTCATAACAAACTTTGCAACACTCTACAGAGTCTACATCAATCATGGCAATACCATCAAATTGACGATGCCATTCAGAGTAATGATCCCCCTGGTTAAAGTAATTCCACCTAGCCATTATCGTTTAGATATTGTAGCAGCTTATTAGTGTACCATTCTGCCTTACCAATATCCATTAGCTTGGCTTCCTGGGTGTCGTTATGTTTTGCACCAAAGCGACAAACATATTTCATAATAGAAAATCTTAAATATCCAATCACTTGTTCTTTGGTTAATTGACTAGAGATAGCATCAAAAGTTTCTATCTCTTTTTTATAATGATCGGGGTTTATTTGTTCTGGCATTGTTCCTCCACTGAATTTTTATTTAAGAAGTAACCAGGGTGAAGAACATAACGCTCTAAATAACGTCTGTTCTTCTTCCTGGCTCTTTCTTCTTTGTTTAAGATCTCACCCCTTGTGTATTGTTTAAGAGTTCTTTGATCTTTCATTGTTAAAACGGAGCGTCATCCGTTCCTGTGTTACCTTCAGCATTGTTAGAGCTGCCGCCTGTAAATGGCTGCCATTCTTCTACTGCCAAAGACACTGTTGGATATCCAGTATTCTTTGTTGTGCCTTGCCATAAAGTTAGTTTGTATGGCTGACCAGCTTTTAAGACAATATCCTCTTGAGGTGTAAAACCTTCCTTGTGAGAAGATGCCAAAGGTTTCTTTCCCCAGTTTGTCATTGATCCCTTGAGGTCATCTCCTGGGAACATATTTAAATACTTTTTACTCATGTAAGTGTTTTCCTTTCTTTAATTCACTTAGTTCTTTTTGTTTATTTAAATAAATAGATCTTGCTTTTTCTTTTTCTTCACCATTTAGACTATCCAACCAGGATTTAAATTTGGTGGCTGTTTCTGCTAAATGACCATCTTGTTTGGCTCGATCTATCGCAGCAGTAAATTCTGTAAACTTATTAAGTTTTATAAACTTATCCACTGTTGTGCCAGAGCTATTAATCGTCTGGCTTTTAGCTTCCGCTATTTGTATCTCATCATAAGATGCAAACTCCTGTCCGCTAAAACCTAAATTGGCAAGGCTACGACCAATCGCACTGGTTTCGCATACCTCCCAAAAACTTGTTAAATTAACGGGTGCTGATCCTTCTCGGAACTCCTCCGCTATGCCTGTTGAAACAGTTTTGCCATCAATCGCAATAGAACATTTCATCACAACTACTTCTGTTTCCAGGTTCTTCACTTTAACTTTATCATTCTTAACAACATCAACAGTAATGGCAGCATCGGGAAAATACATTCTAAAGGCTTTGAGTCTTTGATTAACTGTTCCGTATTTCTTTCCACCTCTTACTGTCATCGCATTCTTTTGAAAATCTTTTTCATAAACTGCGATAGCTGCTTTTAATTTATCTTGCGTGTTCATAAGTTCCTCTCTTGATATGAAACCAAATCCATTTCATATTCTGTTTTTCTTTTAGTCTGTTTCTGCATCTGCATTGATGAGATAACTCTCTTTCTTTTTGTTTTTTTTTATCCATTTTAACTAACGGATAAATTTTTAGTTCTTCCTCAACCTCTAATTGAACTAGAGATTTTTTTAATGGGATAATATTAGCGACCATAAAAGTTTTTTACCTCCTGTAATTCTTCTTCGGTGTATCCGTAATAATTAATATTACTAAAATCTGGCTGTATAAAATTCTTTGCGATGTACTCCGCATCATCGGAAAGTTTCACCAGGTTTTGCCTTGTAAGAGCTGTACGATAATAATCTTTCATACAGCTCTCACCGACTTCAGCACTTAAAGCGGAGGACTGACTAGTGCTGAAAACTTTATATTCATAGGGTGTTGCATAAATTAAATAGCCTGGCTTATTAGTAGCCGCTCGGTAAAAAGATACCTGGTCAATGTGTGCCTTCTCAGGTTCTTGAGGTATTGCCACCTTGCCATAATTGTAAGTACCATCTTTCCTGGGTTTACCCCCTCGTCTTTGCCATTTCGTTTTTGCTTCTATAAAAAACTCATCTGTTTCCATGTCTGTTCTTCCAGTCCATGGAACTTCAATACCATCCATCCAGTAATTAACATATCGTTCACTGTTGATGGTTTTATATCTTTTGATTTCTAAATCTTTTAAGGCTTCAATATAATTTTTAACTGTTGCGGGGATCGCTTCCAGGTTCACCTCAAATTGTTTCATTTCTTTTTCATCATCAATAAAATTACCTTTTCTTTTTAGATAATCTTTCACAGCCAGGTCTACAGACTCATCAATCGATTTATCAAATAGTGCAAAATTATCCCATCCAATTTGTGCTGATACTCCAGCTAACATTTTTGCATTAGGTTTCTTTTTTCTTCTCCACTCCTGGTCTTTGTAAACATATTCAAACCACCATCCGCACAATGGTTTATTTTTTTGTGTGGGTGATAAATGATTTAGACCATGTTTTAGCCAGTAGTCCGCTACAAATTTTATGTCATCCATTTAATTGCTTCCTTTTCTTGATCTTAGCTATTGCTGCTATAATGTCAAATCCTTTGTATGGTGTTCAAATTTTCTTCTTAATTTCACTAATTCTTCTTTTTCTTCTACGAGTTCTTTTGTATATTTTTGATTTTGACCACCGAGTTTATATTCTTGTTCTATTAACGAATTGTATGTTCCTATTTTATGGTGAATGCAGCTAATCAATTCATCAATTACTTTTTTATTTTTTATTATTATCATTTTACCCCCTTAAATATTTAATAAATCCTGTTGCGTCTATGGCTTCTTTGCCTTCTTGTTCACTAAAAATATTTCCTCTTTTGTGTTTGGCAGCTTTGTCGTAAGATGCACTTTTAAAAATATTTCCATCCATATCAACGAAAGCAATCGTATTTAATAGACCGCCAAAGGTGGGAGCAACCTCCCCCACCTTCAAATATTTTCTACCAATCTCATAACTAATTAAATTAGATCTACCGAATGCCAGATTTCTGCGTCTTTGTATTTCTTCACAAAGTTTTTTTGTTTTCTTTTTTATCTCTGGTTTTTGATAAAAATAATCTGCTTGGACTTGGCTCATTTTATATCTTCCTTGTATTTAAATTTATTTAGTTTTAATAAATTTTTGAATTTAGAAAGATTTTCTTTTTTGCATTTTAATGGATTTAATCCATTGTTGGCATTTTCTAACAATTTGTAATTATCAGATAAAGGTTTTCTATAAAAATCATCAAAATAAATTAATGAATCTCTTATTGTTCTAGATTTACTTAAATCAGTATGACAATAAACCAATGCAAAATCACCTTGCCACCTAGTATCAATTTCAATCCAACAATCTTTATTTCTCATTATTTTTTCCCCTCCTATCTAAAAATTTCTTTAATGAAATATAAAATAAATGCGAATGCTCCAAAGTGAGCGACCAGGGTTAAAAAATCGTTTAGCATTATTGCACCTCCATTAATGAATTTATTTGATCTTTTACTTCTGTTGGGATTTCTCTCATTAACCAGGCTGAACCATATCTATAAGGTTTGCCATTATGTAAATATGATTTATCAATCAAAAGATCATTTTTTTCTAATTGCTTACAAACAAAATCATAATCATAACTAAAACCAAGATCCTCTAAATTTTTAATAAATTCCTCTTGCTTTGGACTACCGGAATTCATGTCATTAAGATGATATTCTTTCCAAATATTATAAATTTTATTAAAAGTTTTATTTTTAATATATTTTTTTATTTCGTCTAAGTTTTGACCACCTGATATAATGTCTGTGCCTAATCTATTAAAGATAGAACCAGAAGCGGTAAAAACTCCGTCTGTATACTCTACATTAACAATTACTAAATTTTCTTTTCTTTTGTTTTGGTAAGCTATTTTACCAAAGTTAAAGTTTTTTTTCATAATAACCTCCGCAGTTATATAATTAATTAATATATTAATAGCAAAATTTGCTATATAGTCAATTGTGCATTATTGTCGCACCAAAAAAAAATACAAAATAATTTGCTTTTTTAAAATAAATATAGAAATTATTGCTATGAAATTAGAACAATACAGAACAAAAAACAATTATACTTTCGGAAAACTGGCGGAAATACTAGGTTTTTCAGATCATTCCAATGCGGCTCGACTCGTTCAACGATGGTGTCAAGGTTTTACCCCATCATCAAAAAATATTAGAAAAATAGTTCAAGCGACTGGAGGTAAAGTTAAAGTCAATGATTTCTTCCAAGACTAATCCAGATCTTTTAATTTTTAATTGGAAAGATCCCCAGGAAGATGAAACGGGATGGAAAGAGTTAAAAGATAGTTTTATCGGTTTGGCGGATTGCTTATCGGTAGGATGGGTTATTGAAGAAACAGAAAATTTTTATGTTTTAGCTGCTGATTTAATCATTGAAAACGGACAGATCACAGACACTGGAAGGCGTCAAAGCATCTATAAATCAAGGCTGAATATATTCAAAAGGATTAATTTTAATATTTATGATCGAAAAATGGAAGCTATTAAAAAAGGTAAACGCAGACCAAAAGCTGAATGATGCTGCAAGACGGGTGATGTTTTTTCTTTTAGATAGAGAAAACAACAAGACAAAAAAACTTTTCCCCAGTCATGCCAGGCTGTCAGATGATACAGGATTATCGAGAAGCAGTATCAAGCGAGGAGTTGCCAACCTTATTAATAATGGATATCTAACCAGGTTAAAAAAAGGATATGTCGGTAGAGCGACAGAATATCAAATCAATTATCATGTTTCACATAGTGAAAAGGGGATCATAATTGAGCCAAAAGGGGTTCATAATTGGACTCAAAGGGGTTCAGAATTGAGCCACCAATTAACTAATGAATTAACTAATAAATTAACTAAAGTTGAGGGTTCAAATATGACCACCATTAAAGAAGAAGAAAAAAAGAAAGTAGCAAATATATTAAAAAATCTAACTAAAGGATTTAATATTAATTATCGTAATGTTTCAGACGGAAACAAAAGAAAATATTTAGATCCAGAAAGTATTCGTCAAAGATATGTTCAAAAGACTGGTGATTATAAAGCGTCTATTGAATGGAAAGCAAAATATTTAAATCCTAAAACAAGCGAGGAAGCCTGGAATATTGCTGTCTATTTAGGAATTGTAAAGGATTATAAGAAAAAATAATGGTAGGCAGACCAAGTAAAAAGGTATTTTGCCAAGCAAAAAGAAAGTACGATGGGAAGCAGTGCCAGGCTAAAGGGATACTTTGCAAGAATGGAAGGTGGATTTGTCGTTATCATGGAGGTAAATCAACAGGAGCAAAAACGCTTGAAGGTAAGTTGAAACAATATAGAAACTTGATACAGTACAGGAACAAAACAGATGAAGAAATCAAAAGCATTATATTTAAAGATCATTGAACAATTAGAACTGGGTAATAGTCTAGCTTCTATTTGTAAAAAAAAAGATATGCCTGGTTTGTCTACTGTTCATGAATGGATGAAAAACGATCAAAAGTTTAAAGAACAGATATTGGATGCAAGACGAATGGGAGCGATGACCTGGTTGGATTGGATGCAAGATCTGTTGACTCAAGAGGTAGAACCTCAGCAAGTACAATGGAACAGGGAAAGATTACATCACGCCAGGTGGATGGCTAGTAAGTTAGTGTCAGTGTTTGGAGATAAGCAGACTGTCGTTAATGAGGGTGATCCGATTATCAAGGTAGTTTGGAAGGAAGAAGAAACAGCAGATCATCCCAGTACAGAGCAGAAACAAGACGATCACGCACACGCAATAAGAGGTTCGATGGATAATGATAAGAAAAGC